AACTTGAAACTGATACAAAATCAGAAATCGAGTTATTGAAGATCGAAGCAAAAGAGCGTGAGAACGCCCTTAAAGCTGACATTGAGATATTAAAAGAAAAAATCAAACAGATGAAAGGAGTGTAAGTATATGGATAAGCAATGTAGAGAGTATGCTCTAAAAAAAATGCAAGAAAAGAAACAAAAAATTGGTGCTTCGCAAAAGCTAGCGGGATATGCCGCCGGTGGAGCTGCTAAGGTTAGAAAAGGAGAAGCTACCCCAAGCGGAAAACAAGTAAAAACTTCTCCCCAAAAAGGTAGGGAGTAAATGAATTATCATGATCTATTAGATGCATTAAAAAAAGAAGTAGAGAAAAACAGATCTTATGTAATAAATCCTCAAGGTATTAGTAACTTTGATGATTACAGATTTTATATAGGAGTTTTATACGGATTAAATATAGCTATAGAAAAATTAACTGAACAAATGAGGATTAGTCAGGATGATTGAAAACTTTGAGAAGAAAAAATATGAATCCTTTGGTATTGACTTACACGACTTCTGTAAAGAAACAATGATCAAAAGATTTGAGAACGTACAGGTAACGGGAATTAACGTTCTGGTGCTAATATATAAAGGACCTATAAAGGTAAAAAGTGCGGGAGGAATTTTTATTCCTGAAATAGCGCAAAAGACTGACTTGGAATATAATTCTATGGTCGGAATGGTGCTTAAAGTTGGTTCTGATGCTTATAAAGGCGAGCAATTTCCGAGCGGGCCTTACGCTAAAGTAGGTGATTGGGTTATATTTCCCAGAGGCTCTAGCCTGCAAGCTAAATACGAAGATGAACCGATAATCATGGTAGAAGATTTTAAAATCAAATTAATCGTAGAAGATCCATCAAAAGTATCGAGGTAAAAATGTCAACGCAAGAAAGAGATGTAGAAAATATAGATGGTGATAATAGCAATAGTATTATTGCAAATGAGTTATCGGAAGAAAATGATGCTTCATTTAGTAAAACTGAATCTAACTCAGAAAACAATGAAATTGTAGAGGTTGCTGAGAGCGTTGATACAGAAGAAAAGCCTAGAAAAAACAGGCGTAAAATAGAGCGAGAAGTTTATGCTTTGGCGTCCGAGAACGAAGCTTTAAAACAAAAAAACGCCACTATGGAAGAGTTGCTGCATAAATCATTAGAGGCTGGTAACTATCATTACAGTACGGTCGCTATGGGATTGCTTGATAAAGCAAAGGCAAACTTAGCTAAAGCACTTGGTGAAGGTGATGTTGAAGCAGTTGCCGCTGCTACCGCAGAAATTGCTCAAGCAACTAGTGTAGTGAATGACGCAAAAAGAGTACCGATGCCCACGTCTAGTAATAGTGAGCAGACATCGGCGGCGACAAACTCTTATGCAAACGAAAATATGTTATATGACTGGCTTGAAGATAATCCTGATTTGGACAAAAGCTCTCCTGAATATAACGAGAGTTTAACTAACCAAGTATTACCATTTATCAATAAGCTAGAGAATAGATTAAAACGCAATAACCAAATGCACTTAATAGCTTCTCCTGAATATTTTAATATCATAGATGAGTATGTATATAAGCTAAAAGATAGTAAAGAAACTAGAGGAAAACATTTTGGCAGTGTTAGAAGTCGCCATCAAGCAACGAACGTAGCAGAAAATAAGCCTATGGCTTTAACGAATCAACAAAAGAAAGCGGCTGCGGCTTTTAACATGACGGAAGAAAAGTATATTAGTTATTTACAGAAATACGCTAAGGAGGCGAAAAAATAATGGCAACAAAAATTAAACCCGATAATAATTCTGAATTTAAAAGTATCGATCGTGATATAAGAGAGCATGATTGGGACAAGGATGATTTTGATTTAGATTTTACTGATTCAACCTGTCCTTTTACCGCTATTGTCGATGAGATAAAAGAACCGGGTATGGAGTATTATTTTGCTTTAAACTCGCCGGAGCGAATCGATAGACTTTTATCACGCAAATGGAGTGTAGTAGATCCTGACAGATTAAGTAATAAACAGACCTTTACGCAAGCACGCAAAGGATTGGAAGCAAGAGACTGTATTACTACAGGTGATACGATTTTGTTAGAAAGAGATATGAGGTACGGTGATAAGGAAAGAGAGCATTTAAGACGTAAAAGTACTAATGTAATGCGTGATACCTTGGCAGGTCTTACAACTGATGTTTATAAAGTAACTTCTCCTTTTCAAGATAAATAACCATGTCATATTCACTTATTAATTTAACTTCGGACATTGCTTTATCTTGGCCGTATCCGTTTACGGGAGGCGTGGTAGTATCGGACATAAACGATATAATTTCCGATAATGACTTACGTACGATGACACTGCCTAGTAGCAAGCTTGTTCCTGTAGGTACTAGCTTGTTATTTAATAATGTCGGTTCTCATGATTTTACGCTACTGGATAATAGCGGTACTCCTATCGGAAACATTGTACTTCCCTCGGAAATCAGGCAGATTTATCTTACCGACACAAGTACGGATGCCGGCATTTGGCGTATGATTCCTTTCGGTGAAGGATCAAGTGCTATTAGCGTGATATCGACGAGTAGTAGTAATGATTCAATTAATATCACTCCCGGGACAATTACTGCTCCTAGCGGTAATTTTGATTTTACTCTTTCTGCCTCTCTACAAAATTTAAATCTTTTAACTAATAATGCTTTACCCGGGTTTCCTGTTATTACTGCAAATAATCCCCTTACTTGGAAGACGGTCGTATTAGTGGGCGGAACTAATGTAAATATAGATAACGGGGATGGAGTAATTGATGCACCGATAATTAATTTAAATTCCGCTATATCGGGATTGACGGCACTTAATGTGGGAAGTTTCGTACTTAGCGGCACTACTTTAACAACAAGTGAAACGGACGGCAGTCTGGCCTTATCTTCTAACGGAACAGGTTTACTTGGATTAAACGGTGTGAACGTTGACACGTTGGGTAACATCACTAATGTCAATAACTTAACTGTGTCTGGTTCTATTACAAGTCCTGCGGTAGCTTCTGCGCAATGTTTTTTCTTTGATAATAACAACCTAGTAGATAATATTACGGTGCAAAGTAATTATAATATAGCATCGGTAACAGGGGGTAACGGTGCATATGTCGTTACTTTCGCCGTTCCGTTTCCTGACGGTAATTATACCGTTCTATTAAGTCTTTGTCGTGGCACTGAAACTATTGCTCCGTTTACTGCATTCTTTAGATCAAGAAGCGCAGAAAGCATAATAATATATACGGTAGATACTTTAGGTAATTTGGTAACGGCTGCCGATGGCGTATCGGTTGTTGTTTTTGGAAATTAGTCTTTTTACATTATTGACATACTCCCCATGGATAAATCCAGGGGCTTTAAGGCCTATTTTGGTAATTTAAAAATCACTGTAATAATGACATTCTCTATAACCTCCAAAAAACTACTGTTTTAAATTTGTATTCACTTGCCTTTTAAATTGAGCTGTACTAATTTAAGCGATAGTGGTACAATAGTTAATAATATTTAAACACTATTTTTAATTGGAGGTAATAGATGATTAAAGCTAAAGAAGTTGCAGAATATATTATCAGCCATTTTTCTAATATTGTTACAAATCCTATAGAAGGAGACTTAACCAATCTTAAATTGCAAAAACTCCTTTATTACACACAGGTTCTTTCGTTAAAAAGAACTGGTGAGCTTCTTTTTAACGACAAAATGGAGGCTTGGGACTATGGCCCGGTAGTACCTGAAATTTATCATCAATACAAATCATTCGGTAGAGATGTGCTAGATACCGATAGCCCAAATTTAATGTTTAAACCATTGGACAAAAAATTGATTATAGACGATGTTATTAAAGACAAGGGGCGTTTCACTGGTATTGCCTTAATGGAAATGACTCATCAAGAGAATCCTTGGAAATTAGCGAGAGGTTCGGATGACAAAATCATTACTCAAGATTTAATATTGCAAGATATTCGTAACAACCAATTGAATTGATATCTTGGCCTATGTTCTTTTCTTTTGTTTTTACAGATAAGCATTTGAAAAATTTAAAAAAACATCCAGATATCTTTTATAAATTAGTTAACAAACTTTCTATATTTTCTAGCTCTTCAATTGATGAACTTATTACACTTGGCAAAGAAAATGGACTTGCAAAAATCACTGATAAGAAAACCTATAAAAAATTAAATATTGATACAACAATCCTTGTTTATAAATTTAGATTATCTAACAAGATTAGGGGTTATTGTAGCAAAAATCTTGAATCACCAGACACATTAAATTTATTTTTTATCGACGCAAACCATGAAGTAAATTAAGACCAATTTCAACTAGTACAGCTTATAATATTTTAAACGATTGTTTTAATAAATTTAGACTCAATTATCTTTTTTCTAATAGATAAAAAATAGAGCAGCAAAAATTGTTTTGGTATATTTGATACCCAAACAAAAATCCTTTGGGTATTTAGACCCCTTATAACGTAAAGCATGGTGTCTTTATCTTTGCAACTAAATATTTTTAGGTCGAATTATTTTGTTTGGGTATTTTTAGATTTTACGTCAGTAAAAATGTTGATTTGGATTTTAGAGTTTAGATTTAATTAAGCTATTGACTAAAAATATATTTTAATTTAAACTAAACACTAGGTTTGGGAGAAAGCTCCGTCATGGCAGACGAAAAAAGTCAGGTTTGTACAGTTCCTATCTAAAAATTGTAGAAGACATCATGGCAGATGTAAAAAGTCTCAGGTTTGTATAGTTCCTCGACAAAAGACTATAGGTTACGTCATGGCAGACGAAAAAAGTCGAAGCGAAAGCTTCTTAGGTTGTTAATTTTCCTTGAAATTATCATTTACAGAAAAATGTCGTACGAGACACAAAATCGTTATTATTAATATTTAATGGAGAGATTGCCATGTCAAATGGAATCAATGCTCCTCAAGGTCTGCAAATTGTTGAATCAGCAATTGGCAACGGAGGAACGCAAAAATTAAAACCGTACCTTATTTATGCAAGTGCTGACGGTCTAACTACTCAACCGAACTCTATTTTTAGCGGAGATCCAGTAAAATGGGTTAGTAATCCGGGATTAGCAGCTATGGTTGGTACAATAGCCCCGGAATATCTATCACCGCCTGCAAATCGTACTGCTGCTGCCGGTATTGCTACAGCTGCGGCAGATGCTTTCCTAGGTGTTTTTGTATCATGTACTTATATGAGTGCGCAAACTAAGTTACTTACCGACTCAAATTATTGGCCTGGAGGTACAATTGTTATGCCAGGTACTCCTATTACAGCCTACGTGAACGATGATCCGATGGCTATATTTAGCATACAAATATCCAGCTCAGTAGCTAATGCGACCGGCATTAGATTTTTAAACACAAGCTCAGGATTAAATGCCAATCTCGGTGTAGCAGGTATTAATTTTACCGATCCTGTTTTAGCGTTAACTCAAAATCCTAGTACCGGTAATACTAGGAACGGTATATCGGCTTATTATCTTGACGGCTCTACTATTGCCACTGGGGCAGGTTTAGACGTGAAAATAATCGGTCTTGCGCCGAGTGTAAATCCGAATTCAAACCCAACCGGTTTAATTCCAGGTGTAAATATGCCGTTTGTGGATGTTTTGGTTAAGTTCAATAAACATGTATACGGCTCTGTCGGTGTTGCCGGCCCTACTGCAGGTGCTTAAGCTTTGGAGCTAACCAAATAAGGCGATTAGTAATACTGGAAATATCCCAGTATTACTTAAGACGAAAATGATGTGCAGTAGTAAATTATTAAAAAAGAAAATTAAATAAGGAATATATTATGTCAATTATAACCACCGGTGATATACCTTCTCTGTTAAGACCCGGTCTTGATGAAGTAGGTGTAGATTATGCTAGGTACAAAGGAGAATATACAAAAGTTTACGATCAACATAAATCATTTAAAAACGAAGAGATTGATGTTGATATTAGAAATACCGGCTACGCCTTAGAGAAGAGGCAAGGTTCACCGATAGAAATGGATAGTATGGGTCAAAGATTCATCTATCAATTTATTCATCGTGAATTTGCTTTAGGTTTTCAAATTACAAACATAGCTATAGAAGATGATCTTTACGCCGATAAATTCTATAACGGCACAAAGTCGCTGACTACCTCTTACGAGCAAACTAGAGAAGTTATGGCAATGAACGTCTTTAATCAGGCTTTCAATAGTGCCGTGCCTATTGGTGATGGTAAGTCTTTATGCTCAAATGCTCATCCTTATGACGGGGGTACGTATAGTAACTTAGTGGGCGATGGAGTTACGGCAGTTGATTTTAGTGAAGCAGGCGTTGAGCAGGCGGTAATTTTGGCAGGTAGGCTAAAGGATCAAGCAGGTTTGTTAATAAATGCATCTATAGAAAAACTGTTATTACCGCAAGAATTAATGTTTTCAGGTTGTAGATTACTTGAGAGTGTTTTTAGAACCGGTACTGCTAATAATGATATTAACGCTATATATAATATGAATGCAATCCCGCAAGGTTATATATACAACCACTATTTAACGTCTCCTACTTCTTGGTTTGGTCTGACAAATATTAAAAATACTCGTAAACATTTTGTAAGACGTCCATTAAAAATCAATGTGTCTACCGATCCGGTTACCGAAACAATGTCTGTTTTATCTTCTGGTCGTTATTCATTCGGAGTATTCACGCCAAATGGGGTGATCGGCGGTGGAAGCATAGCGGCATAATTTTTTAAAATAAAAGGATTACATGCAAGATAAAATTATTTTAATAGAAAAAGACATACAAGCCGTAAAAGACACTCATGCTGGGTTAATTAAATCTTTACAGGAAAGCCTAACATTGATCGAAAAGCTAACTATAGAGAAGGAAAAAACCTCGCAATTACTAGCTATAAAAGCAGGTGAGTTTCAAGCTTTGACTAGGGTACTAGAAGTGTTAAAGACAGAAGAATTAAAAGTAGAATTGGATAGCGTAGGAAATTAATGTCTCAATCTTATGAATATATATTCCCGGTCGCAAAGAACAATGGAGTGGCATTAACACAAACTCCGGTAACCGGTACTAATCTTAGATTAAATGGATCGTATACAAATAGTGTAACCGGTATAGTTAATCTTGGATTTAGTAGCGTGCTAAGCACGACATCTGCCGGAGCAGATTTAAGTGCTGTTACCTTCAACGTAACCGGTAGTCAAAACGGTGTTAACGTAACAGATGCTATCAAAGGAGGAGCGATAGGGGCTACTGTCACTGGGGTGCAATATTTTAATGTTATAACTTCTATAAGCGTTGCCGGAGTAGTACCTGGTGGCGGAACGGTTTCTATCGGTACTGCCGGAACAGCGGGATTTTTGCCGTTAATTATATTAAATACCGAAAAAGGACTGAGCGATGTTGGTTATGCATTACAATTTATAGGAGCTGCTAATAGTACCGCAACCGTATACCAATCACTAGGAAATAGTACAAGTAGCGGTCAAACTTATTCGCAATTAATAGCGAATAAGCTAATGATGCCGATAACTGAGGTTGCAAACGGAGCAGTGACAATACCTGGCATACAACAAATGAAAAGTATCTGCAAAAATATTTTGGTCAATGTAACAAACAATCAGAGTACATTATTCGCGGTGAAATTCTTACAATTATAAAAATAGGCAATTCCGATGCACGGCAAGAAAGAATTTGTAAAGAACAAGGCGTGGGTAGCAATGGAACAGCCAACCGACTTAAGGTCTTTTTCTATAAGTAAGCGAGCTAATTTAGCTGCAACCCTAAAGGGTTTTAGTAAATAAATAATTATGGTAGAAATTAAAGAATTCATATGCCGATTTCATCAGGAAGTTATAATTTTCAAAGTATTACTGCTGAGCTTATCATTAGAGAAGCTTATGAACGTATCGGCATACTCGGTGATTTCACAACGGCACAGCAACTGGATTCTGCAACTCGTTCCTTAAACTTTCTACTTAGTGATTGGTCTAATCGTAACGTTAATCTTTGGACGTTAGATACTTTTTTTATCGGTCTAAAACCTGGTGTAAATTCTTATATATTACCGAGTCAACGGCAAAACATTATTCAAGCCGAACTTAGGACTTCTATTAGGCAATTATCAGGTACGGCTTTTGAGCAAGGTGGAGGTGTTGCGGCGAATTGCTTTGATTATAATCCTCAAACTGCTTGTACTCAAATTGATAGCAATGGAAATATAGGTTATGATTACGGTTCAAACAATACTCAAATAATAACTTTTGTCGGCATCCAATCTAATGAAGATGTAGATTATACTATCATTATCGAAGGCTTTAATAGTGACACGCCGGAAGGTGAGGAGGTTGTGCTTAAGGAGTTAGGTGAAATAACCTTCTATAAAGGCGAAAATCAATGGTTTGACCTGAGTAATATACTGCCGTATGAAAGCTATCGTATCAGAGAAACTGGCGGTGCAATACTCAATATTCAGAAAATATATTTTAATAACTTTATTACCGATAATACCATGACGGAAGTAAGCCGTTATGAGTATTTGACATATCCAAGGAAGAACATTTTAGGTCGTCCTACAGTCTACTACGTAAACTATCAAATAGATCCTATTATAACTATCTGGCAAACTCCAAGCCTTATCTATAATTGTATGTTTTATTCTGCGCAGCAAATGATACAGACGGTAAATTCTTATACCGAATCAATCAATATTCAAAGCTCGTTTTATCAGCCACTTGTATACGGCTTGGCGGAAATGTTAGCTATTAAGTATGCTCCAGATAAAGTTCAAATGATGAGCGATAAATACGAGCAATCAATTCAATTAGCCATAGTTAAAGATTCCGTAGAAGTGCCTCTAACATTGGGGGTGTATGGCAACTAGCATAAGTAGAATTAATAGCATGCGTGGGTCTTATGTTAGAAAGGGATCAACCGAACCAGTCGGTGTTTGTGATTTCTCCGGTTTTTGGTTTAGCCAAAGCGACTTGGTTAAGCAAATGGAATATCGTGGCAATTCTTTAGTATGGACAGGCTTTATGGTAGGGAAGCCATTTGTAGATATACCTAACCAACAAGCAAGACCACCACTCGTCAAAGCTGATCCCAAAGTAGTGATAAATCCAAGGCCGATGGGATTAGAGCTTGAGAGCGGTCTACCTGCACCGGATAGTATAGTTTCATTAGAAGAGCTTAACAATATTGTATATACGAATCCACCAAGCGTGCCGAAAAACCTGCCTACATTAGCGGGTCGAGACGTATCTAACATTACTCCCGATGAAAGACTAGCTATCTTGCACGGATTACCTTGGGTAGCTACATGACCAATTTTAATCCTAATTTTGATAGAGAAAAATTTGCATTTTTAGAGTTAGCCAATAGAGGCGATGGTCTCTCTCCTATTAATTATATGTATGCTAAAGATATTAGCTGTGAAAGTATCTTATCTCCTATTATTAACGGTGGAACTGCCGAACTTTACACAATATATAGTAGCGGAGTTTATGTAGAAGATATCGTCCAATCAAAAGACGTTCAAACGGATACTTTAGAAGCTGGGATCGGAACAATTACAACGGTAAATTCTACTACTATTAACACTGATACGTTAAATAGCTTAACCGGCAATATCACTACAATTAACTCTAGCAATATTACCAATAGCGAAGATATTATAACTAATCTACTAAAATGGAGTAATCCAGATAATGAGTATTATGTTGGTTTTAAAGGCGGTGAATTAAGTAATAGCACAATTTGGAGTTTACCCTTAGAAGACGGCACGGCAGGACAAATACTCTCGACAAACGGAGAGGCGATTCTTTCATTTATTGATATAACAACTGCAGGTGCAGCTCCGAAAGATGCTCAGTACGTACTGAATCAACCTAACGAGAATTTAGCAAATGCTCAAGCTCTTAGTCAATTACTAGGCGGGATATTAAAAAGCGCACCTCTTACAGGAGTTATCAGCATCGCTACACCGGACGTTGATTATGCGACAGTCGCTACACTAGAAGAACTTGCCGCCGAAGCAGCAGCATCTGCAGAAGAAGCTACAGCAGCTGCTACAGAGGCTACAGCTGCAGCAGGAGAAGCTACGGGAGCGGCGGTGGAAGCTACCGGTGCTGCAGCAGAGGCGAGTTTATCTGCTACAGGAGCTGGAGTATCCGCTCTTGCGGCGGCGGCTTCTGCTTTAGCTGCGGGTGGTTCAGCTAGTAGTGCATCTTCATCAGCATCTGACGCTAGTGACTCAGCAGATAACGCCAGTTCGAGTGCAACTGAAGCTCAAAATTACCTTAACACTCTCTTGAGTACTGGCTTGAATGCTCTGCCGTGTACTGGGGATGTATCTTTTCAAGGCTTTAAATTAATTAATTTGGGAACGCCAATAGTTGCAACAGATGGAGCGACAAAAGGGTACGTTGATACTGCTATCGGCAATGTTCCTTTAGCAAGTTTAACGTTGCAAGGTGATGTTAGTGGTTCAGGACCTTTAAATGTTCCTGTTATTACCACTCTTACTAAAACATTAAATGAAATTACAAATGCGGGTAATATCAATATTGCAAATTTTTTGTTAAATAATGTTTTAGATCCACTAAGCCCACAGGATGGGGCTACTAAAAATTATGTTGATACCAAAACGTGGTTAACTTCGCAAATTACTAATTTTAACAGTGCCGTTATCGCATTTAATTTAAATCAATTTGCAGCTCCAACAGCCAGTGTTGATTTTAACAACAACAAATTAATTAACGTGCTTACTCCAACTCTCACCACTGATGGGGCAACTAAAGGATATGTGGATTCGGCAATCAACTCTTCGTCAAGTTTAATTAGTTTATCAGGAGCTATATCAGGTTCAGGTCAAACTGGAACTGTAGTAAATACAATTTTAAGTAGCTTAATTGGTTTAACCACAAACCAAGTTTTTAATTTCACTGGATCTCCCACTAGTTTTAATTACGATTTAACTATTCCAAATAGCACTAATCAGACTGTGAAACTAAGGTTAAACAGAGCAAACACAGGTAATGGAGCTGGGTATGAGTTTCAATTTTACTCTCCTATTAATGGGG